TAATGCCTTAGGATTTAATATTACTGGATACTTAAATATAGGAATAGGTACAAATGCTGGTCTATCAGATGCGACATATGGAGAGGATAATGAGAATAGTAATACTTCAATTTTTATAGGTCCCTATACGAGACCGAATCTTGCTAATAGTGTTAATGAAATAGTAATTGGCTATGCAGCAGATGGTAGCGGAAATAACAGTATCACACTAGGTAACACCAGTATTACAAAAACAATACTAAGAAGTAATGTAGGTATAGGAACATCTTCACCATCGTATCCGTTAGATATTAGCGGTATTGCAAGAATAAGTGATGTATTAATATTAACACCACAAAGTCCATTACCATCGGGTAAGCCAACGGGTTCATTTGCTGTATCTGGTAGTGGCGCTAACTGTAAACCATACTTTTACAATGGAACTAGCTGGACATCTTTATTTTAATAATAAATTAATAAAAATATAAAAAAATGAAAATTCAATTTGAAACTTCAAAAGAAATTACAATTGTTAAAGAAAAAAAACAAACTCTAGATGGGATTACAATTAGAGAAATAATGGATAATCCTGAAATGAAAACTGTTGTAGCATTTACAAATGAAGTAGGTGTAATTACATTATGGAAAGGAGCTGAATACGACACAATTGGGCAATGGACTGACACAGACGTTGCAAATAAAATAAAATCATTATTCTAAAATTTGGTAAGGCAAAATCTATAGACTATATTTAAGTCTATGTATCAAGCAATATATTACGATAGGACAACATACACCTATCATTTAAGAGATGATGAGAAAGGATGGGTAGATTTCAAATATATCCCTGAACTATATAAAATAACCCCTGACGGCCCTCTACATACACTAGATGGCAAACGTGCTACTCCTATATCAAAATATGAATGGAGAGATATATCACTATATGAACAAGACGTTGATAAATGTACTCGTGTATTAATTGATCTATTTAAAGATACAGATGACACACCCAAATACCAAAATATAGTATATTTCGACATTGAGTGTGAAATTGGTGGCACATTAACACCAGAATATATCAAAACAGCACCGATGAAAATAACATCGATCGCTATCTACGATAATACTACCAAAAAACACTATTGCCTTGTATTAGATGAAAAGGAGCAACTAGAAGACGCAGATACAGAGAATAAACACGTTATACCATATAATACAGAAAAATCATTACTAGCAGCATTCCTTAATTTATGGGAAGAATTAGATCCAACTATTATCACAGGATGGAATAGTGGATTCTTTGACGTTCCTTATCTATATTATAGATTATGTAATGTACTAGGACATACTGAAGCATTACGTTTATCTCCACTACGTAAATTAAACTTCACTGAATGGGATACAGCCCAACCTATTGAACTAGGTGGTATTAATCATTTAGACTATATGTTACTATTTAAAAAATATATAGTTAAACAAGAACCATCATACAAATTAAATGATATAGGAGAAAAATATGTTAAATTAGGTAAAATTGATTACGATGGTTCATTAGATAAACTATTTAAAGAAGACGTAAATAAATTTATTGAATATAACTTACGCGACGTTGATATCATCATTGCATTAGAGAAGAAACTTAAGTTTATTGACTTAACAGTTGCTATCTGTCACTTATGTCATGTGCCTTACGAACAAATATATCTATCAACAGTATTGAATGATGGAGCTATATTAACATATCTTAAACGACAAGGTATAGTCTCACCAAATAAACCAACTACAATAAATCCTTTATTAAAGGAATCAACTACAGACGACTACGCTGGAGGGTATTTAAAAGACCCGATCCCTGGACTTTATCAATGGGTGATTGACTTAGACTTTACATCGCTGTATCCGTCTATAATACGTTCTCTTAACATAGGTATTGAAACGCTCGTTGGACGTATAGTCAACAGTGGTAAATACGATAATCAATGGACATTAAATGAATTATTGGAAATGGATGAATCCGATATGATTACCATTGAAAGATTAAATGAAAACTTCACTGTATCTCGTACACAAGTAAACGTTGGTAAGCTCATACAGATGATCACTTCTAATAAGTGGATTATAGCAGCATCTGGTGCTATATTCAAAACAGACAAATCATCTGTGGTTTGTGAAGTATTAACTGATTGGTTCAATAAACGTAAGCATTATAAAAAATTAATGTCTGAAGCATATAAGAAAGGTGATACTGTAAATGGTGAACATTACCATAGACTGCAACATGCTTATAAGATTAAATTGAATGACGTTTATGGCTGCTACGCTATTAATGGTTGGAGATATACTGATGGTCATAAAATGATATCATCTGCTATTACATTGACTGGTCAACGACTATTACAGGAAAGTATAACAAAAATGAATGATTATATTAATAATGAAATAAAAAATACACCTAAAGGATGTGGTAATAAGAAAAAATAGCGTTGGCTGGTTAGTGTAATTGTCGTATATTTATTGATATGATACATATATATTATTTAGAAAAAGATAACCAACCTATATACATTGGATATACTAATAATCCTAAACGTAGAGAATATCGTCATAGACAAAAATATGGTGATGTAAAAATGATATTAATAGATGAAGCTGAAGAACATAATAAAAAACAACTAGAAACATTCTATATTGAATTATTTAAAAGCTGGGGTTTCAAGCTAGTAAATAAAAATGGAGGTGGAGGTGGTCCTAAAAACCACACTCAGAAAAGTATAGATAAAATTAAAAATAATCGACCAAAACCACACCTACGATTACATACATGGAGCGAGAAAAGTAGAAAACGACAAAGTGAAGCATTAAAGGGTAAACCTAAACCTGAGGGATTTGGAGATATGATGAGACAAGCTAGAATAGGCAAACCAAAACCTGAAGAAATGGGCAAAAAACTTAGCTTATCTTTAAAAGGTAAACCAAAAAAAGGAGCATATAAATCTATATTACAATGTGATTTAGAAGGAAATACAATTAAAGAATGGCCTAGCATAAACCATGCTGCTGCAGGTACTAACAGTAATGCTTCTACTATATCTAAGGTATGTAGAGGAATATTTAGACAAACAAATGGATTTAATTGGAAATATAAATAAACTATTATGAATGATTATATTATAACTAGCGATACAGATTCTCTTTTTGTACATGTCAAAGATTTACTAATTCATCGTTATCCGGATTTAGATTTAGATGATAAAGATAAAGTTATACCCCTTGTACTAGAAATAGCAGCAGAACTCCAGGGTATATCTAATGAATTTATAGGTCAATTTGCTAAAACAGCATTCAATATTCCAGATGATAGAGAACAGTTCTTCGAATTAAAACAAGAAGTGGTTATTGAAAGAAGTTATCATTCAGGTAAACGCCGCTATGCAATGTTGATTGTAAATAAAGAAGGCGTACCAACAGAAGAAATGGTAATGATGGGATTAGATTTAATGAAATCTAATATGCCACCACTATATAAGAAATTTGGACAGGAACTACTAAAAAACATAATGTTAGGTAATCCTAAATCTGAAATAGATAAAGCTATTATTGATTTCAAATCATCACTAAATAGTTTATCATGGAGTGACCTAGCTAAACCAACAGGCGTTAAACAAATAAGCTCGTATATAGCTAAACGTCCATCACCTGGAGAAATATTTAGTGAATTTAAACTAAAAGCCCCTGTAAATACTAAAGCAGCTGTAGTGACAAACGATTTACTTAAATTTAAGAAATTAGATAAGAAATACTCACTATTCACAGAAGGAGATAAAATGAAATATGTATCTTTAAAACCAAATCCCTTTAACATTGATGTAATTGGATTTAGAGGAAATGGTGAAGATCCTGAGTTTATTATAGAATTTATTGATAAATACGTAGATAGAGAAGATGCCTTTAATAGTGTATTACTTAATAAACTTAAAGGAGTATATGAAGATATAGGATGGGGTAATGAATTTCCGGTATTAAACAAAATGATCTCAAAATTCTTTCGGTTTTAGCAGCCGCTTTAATATTTATTGGAAACAATAATTATGATAGGAATATATAAAATAACAAGTCCAACAGATAAAGTATATATTGGTCAAAGTATTAATATAGAAGCTAGAAAACGAATGTATCATTATAATAACTCATATAAAAACAGTATAGGACCTAGAATACACAATTCTATAAATAAACATAAATGGGAAAATCATTCTCATGAAGTTATAGAAGAATGTACTATAGAACAACTAAATGAACGTGAAACTTATTGGAAGCAATATTATTTAGATAAATTAGGATGGGAAAATGTATTATTCTGTAATTTACATGATAGTGGAGGTGGTCCTAGAAGCGAAGAAACTAAACAAAATATATCTAAGGGAAAAATAGGAACTAAAGGATGGCCTAAAGGGAATAAGCGCCCTGAAGAATTTGGATTATCAATAAAAAATAATACAGAACGTAGCAATAAAATTAAAAACAATATAAAGAATAATACAGAACGAAGTAAAAAGATAAGCCAGTCGATGTTAGGAAAACTTAAAACAGAACAACATAAAAATAATATAAGTAAAAACAGTAAAGGAATAAGCAGAAATCAAAAATCAATATTACAATATGATAAACAGGGTAATTTTATTAAAGAATGGCCTAGTATAACAGAAGCAAACAAATACATAAGTGGAGATATAGGAGCAGCAGTACGAGGTAAACAAAAAATAGCAGGTAGTTATATATGGCGAGAAAAATAAATATTTATAACCATGATTAAATTAATAGACTTATTACACGAAGCTAAACAAGTAGGTGATATATATCATTATACTAGACTAGAAATGGGTTTGATAAATAAAATTCTTAAATCTGGTCAATTAAAGCCCTCTGGAGATAGATTGGAAAATAAAGGATATATTTCATTTTCAAGAGATAGAGCATTAGGGCTTACACTAGGCCCTAGTAAAACCCAAGTACGAATTACAATAGATGGGGATAAATTATCAAATAAATATAAAATATTTCCATACGCTCAACAAGAACCCGAAACAAAACGTGATAAAGAAAATTGGGTAGCTCCTTTTTCTAGATCAACCCAAGATTCAGAATCAGAATTAGTAATACCAGCAAAGAAATATGGTGGAAGTATTGATATTTTACCTTATATTAAAAAAATTGATGTAATTGCTAATAATTATGATCGTAATAATTTTTTTGTTATAAAACAACTAGCAGAATTAGAGGAAATGTGTAAACAGCTTAATATACCTGTTGAATTTCATGCTAAAAAAGGATATGATGATGAGGGATATTGGTCACCTAGTAAATACACAAGAGCATTAAAATCACAGTTTTACGATGATAAACAAAATTAATAAATTCTTTAAATTCAGTTAGCATGATACGTCATCAATCCCACCCCGATCAATTAAGAGTAGATACAACAATAAAAATTATTGATAAAGATGGGATAGAGACGATAGCGCCTGTAACTATACTAGTTGGATTATCTAAAGTAGATAATAAACGCCAATATGATATTTATAAAATAGCAAATCGTTTATTCAATAAAGAATTTACATTAGATAGACGTAATTTAGTTACACCACCTAAAAAACCATGGTATAAATTTGGGTAATCAAAATAAAAATAATATATTTAACATATGAAAAAACAGTATTTAGAAGACGTTATTGAAAAATACCACTTAGGTGGATTAGTTGAACGTGTAAGAATTACAGTTACAAATAAAACACTAACGAGTAGATTCATCAACACAAACAAAAACTTAGTAGGAAATATAACAGCTCCTAATATCGAAATAGAGGATTGTGATTTCGGTGTTTACAATACTAGTCAATTATTAAAATTGATAGGCATTACAGACAACTTCCTAACACTGGGTGCTGAAAAACAAGGTAAAGTAACTAATAAGTTATTGATAGCAGACAACCAATACAACTTAGAGTACATATTAGCGGATACTATGCTGACTCCAGCAGTACCTAGCATTAATGAGCCTGAATACGATATGATTGCTATCCTTGATTCTGAATTCGTACCCCGCTTTATGAAAGCATCTAAAGCATTAGATACAGATGTATTCATCGTTGAACAATCAACAAATATAGATAGTAAAAAAGCAATGAAATTTACATTAGGAGGTAGTGCTAGCTACACTAATAAAGTAAGTTTCCACCTAGAAACAACTAAATCATCTATTCCTGGTGTAGAGATTAAATTTCCATTAGCTGAATTTAATGAAATATTAGGAGCAAATAAAGAATTCGAATCTGCAACATTAAGCATTAATGAAGAAGGTTTATTAAAAGCAGAATTTACTAACAAAGAAGGTGTAAATATTGTTTATACTTTGGTAGGGAAGGAATAATTATATATATTTATATACACAAATTAAGATTATGAAAATAAAACCGTTACACAACCACGTTGTAATTAAACAACAAGACGAATCAGAAACAATGTATGGGAACATTATAGTCCCCGATGCAGGTAAAGAAAAACCACTAATGGGTGAAGTAGTAGCTACAGGTCCTGGACTAATTAACATCAATGGAGTATTAATTCCAAACACGTTAGAAGTAGGACAACTAGTAACATTCCCTTCATTTGGTGGTCAGCGTATCTCTATTGAAGGAGATGAGTATTTAATTTATAAAGAGCAAGATATATTTGCTATATTAGAAAAATAATTCTTACAAAAACACAAAACAATAAATGAGTAAAATAATCAGTTTCGACCGCGAAGCTAAAGAAAAGCTAAAAGCCGGTATCGACAAAGTAAACAAAGCAGTATCCGTAACAATGGGTCCGTTTGGACGTAATGTATTAATTGAAAAAGAGCATGGTCAAGTATCATCAACAAAAGATGGTGTGACTGTAGCTAAAACAATTACATTGTCTGATCCTATTGAAAATATGGCTGCAACAGTAATTAAACAAGCAGCAGAAAAAACAGTAAATGCTGCTGGTGATGGTACAACTACATCAACAGTATTAGCCCATTCAATCGCTAGTCAAGCATTAGATATAACGGCATATGCTTCAACAAACGCCACTCAAGTAAAACGTGGTATTGAAGCAGCTGTTAAACAAGTTGTAGCTGAATTAAAAGCACAATCACAACCTGTAGCATCAGAAACACAAATTAGACAGATTGCAACATTATCTGCTAATGGTGATACTGAAATAGGTGAATTGGTAGCAACCGCCTTAGATAAAGTAGGTCGTGATGGTATTGTAACTGTTGAAGAATCACGTAGTGGTGAAACATCACTTGAAGTAGTTGAAGGTATGCAATTTGATAGAGGTTATAAATCTCATTACATGGTAACTGATAATAATACTATGACAGCAGTATTAGATAAACCTCTATTACTATTAATTGATGGTAGATTAACAACAGTAAAAGACTTATTGCCTATATTAGAAGTAGTATCATCTGACAACAGATCATTACTTATTATCGCTGAAGAAATTGATGGTGAAGCATTAGCAACACTTATCGTTAACAAGATGAGAGGTAATTTAAAAGTAGCAGCTGTTAAAGCTCCTGACTTTGGTGAACGTAGATTGTTAATTTTAGAAGATATCGCTACATTAACTGGAGGTACAGTAGTATCGTCTCAAAAAGGTATGAAATTAAGTGCATTTAATAAACAATGGTTTGGAGAAGCACGTACTATTACTGTAGGTAAAGATACAACTACAATTGTTGATGGTAAAGGTGATACTGAAACCATCGAAGCACGTATTTTAGAATTAAAATCTCAGATTGACAAATCAATGTCACCATACGAGATTGAGAAACTACAAGAACGTCTAGCTAAAATGATTGGTGGTGTAGCTATCATCAATGTAGGTGGTGGAACTGAAATCGAGATGAAAGAAAAGAAAGATCGTCTTGATGATGCTCTACAAGCAACTAAAGCAGCATTAGATGAAGGTATATTACCGGGTGCTGGTGTAGCATTATTAAAAGCTAAAGAGTTAATTACATTTGATAAAGAAAATGGTGATGACTTTAATAAAGGTAAACATATTATTTGGAAAGCATGCGTTCAACCATTCGAACAAATATTAGCTAATGCTGGTGAATCTAAAATGAGCTGGATATTGAAAATGAATAAAAATGAAACAGCAACTAATTTAGTTCCTAATATTGAAGATGGTGGATTAGTAGATGCATATGAAGCGGGTATTATTGATCCTACTAAAGTAGTACGTTCAGCATTAGAAAACGCAGCATATGCCGCTGTAACATTATTAATGACAGAATGTACAATTACTAATAGTAAAGAAAAGGAAAAAAAAGATGATGGAATAGAGAATATGATAAATGGGATGGGAATGTAGAATAAAAAAAGCCCTCAGTAATGGGGGCTTTTATTTTAATATTTATTATCGACTAAAATACAAATATCGATGATAAATATAACTAAAATTTACTTAGTTGAAAAATGTTATGGAGATTCAAATAAAGTTTATATAGGTAAAACTATCTCTTCTAGAGAGACAGCTCATAAAACAACATATGGATCTAATATTATATATTCTATAATAGATGAAATAAATTCTATTAATCGAAAAGATTGGGAACCGTTAGAAACATATTGGATTGAACAATTTAAAGCTTGGGGTTTTGAAGTAGTAAATAAACGTAAGAAAGGTGGAGGTGGATTAGAATTTCATCCTCTAAAAGGCATTCCAAATCCTTCTCATTCCTTAAAAATGAAAGGTAAAATATCTTCTTTAAGAGGAAAAAGCAGAATATATAAAGGTAGAAAATCACCTCATATTGGTATATCTATCATCCAATATGATTTAGATATGAATCCAATTAAAGAATGGAGTAGTGCTGCTGAAGCTAGTAGAGTATTAAATATTAATGAGTCCTTTATAAATAAAACATGTCGAGGATTATATAATCACGCTAAAGGATATATTTGGAAATATAAGTAGGAAAGGCAAAATAAAAATTATATATTTACGTTATGAATAAGAAACACACACTTTGGATTGAAAAATATCGTTCTAAAACATTAGAAGAGTATGTTGGTAACGATATAGTAAAAGATCGTATAGCAGAATGTATTGCTAAAAACGATATACCACACTTTATATTCTCAGGTACAGCAGGTACTGGTAAAACAACATTAGCTAAATTAATAGTAGGTAACATTAAATGTGATTATCTATATCTTAATGCTAGTGATGAAAACGGTATTGATATGATTAGAGAAAAAGTAAAGGGATTTGCATCATCTGCCTCATTTAACCCTATTAAAATAGTCATATTAGATGAAGCTGACTTCTTAACACAACCCGCTCAAGCAGCACTTCGTAATATAATCGAAGAATATTCTATTAATACTCGTTTCATCTTAACATGTAATTATATTGAGCGTTTGATTGAACCACTTCAATCACGTTGTGAAATACATATTTTAAAACCACCAACTAAAGGTGCGGTAGCAAAACACGTCTGCACTAACATATTAGATGTTGAAGGTATAACATACGAAATTAAAGATATAGCTGCTCTGATTACAGAATACTATCCTGATATTCGTTCTATTATTAAATATCTACAAAGTAATATTAAAGATAATGAATATAACTACGTTGTAGCTAATACAGATTGGTTAAAGAATATAGTATTACAGTTAAAAGGTAGAGATAAAAAAGCATGGTATACCATTAGACAAATAGCGGCTGATGCTCAAATTGATGATTATCAAACAGCATACCGATTCTTATTCGATAATTTATCCGAATTTAGCAACGGGCATGATGCTGAAATATCAGTTATATTAGATGATTTCATTTGGAGAGCAGGTGTAGTACCGGATAAAGAAATAAACTTTGCTGCTGCTGTAGCAAAAATATTAGAAGTAAATAAAAAACAAATATTATAATGAGTCAACAACAACTAAATATTAGTCTAGATAAAACCGTAGGCGTAGTATGTAACGAATGTGATAACAATATATTCGTTGAAGGAGTAATGCTTAGAAAAGCATCTCGCTTTATAACAGGAACAGCACAAGATGCTTTAATCCCAATCCCCGTATTTGCCTGTAGTAAATGTGGACATGTAAATGAAGAATTCTTACCAAGTCAACTTAAACAACAAACAGAAGAAGAATAATGAGTAATATATTCAATATAGTAAAAAGAATCCAAACATCTAAGGACAACTGGAATGATATTCCTGTAGAAGAAAGAGAAACTATGAACAATTGGATGTGTAATAAGGTTCTTAGTATGAGTCAAGAATATATTGAAATAGTAAACATTGTACAAAAGAATACATGGCAGATGAAAGGCGAATACCTATATAATCTGTATAAGGATATTATACCTAAAGGTTATATATGGTCTAAGTATATTAAGTCTAATACTAAGAAAAATTACAAACCAGAAGAGATAGAAGCTGTACAATCATATTTTCAAGTATCTAAAAAAGAAGCTAAAGAATACATTGATATGCTTCCTAAAGATGAATTAGAATTAATCACACAACAAATTATAGGAAAATAATGACTCAAGATGCAATTACGAATGCCGTTATAGAAGATTTAGTACGTAGATCTGAAATAGGAGTTAAAAAATATAATACTACATTAGGACAAAACAATAAAGATGATTTTATGAATCATTTATATGAAGAATTATTAGATGCTGCTCAATATTGTAAAAAAGAACTATCTTTTACAAAAGAAATTCAAAAAATTATTGATAATACTCCTAACAATCAAGAATTAGGAGCTAAAATTAGAGAGTTATATTGGGAAAAATAATGGCTAAAAAGAAACCTCCATATAGGAGGTTTAGAGAGATGATATTTATTATCGCCAAACAATAAATACGATGATAAATATACCCACCTCCCCTCCTATAATAGGAATTTACAAAATTGCATCACCCTCAGGCAAAGTTTATATTGGACAATCTGTTAATTTCCTAAAAAGAAAAACACAATATAAAAATTTACATTGCAAACGCCAAGTTAAAATATATAATAGTCTAATTAAACATGGATTTAAAAATCATAAATTTGAAGTTATAGAAGAATGTAGTGTTGAACAACTAAACGAACAAGAAGTATATTGGAAACAATACTATATTGATCAATTAGGGTGGGATAAAATGTTATTTTGCGAATTATATGATAATAGTAGGGGTCCCCGAAATGAAGAAACAAAACAAAAAATAAGTAAAACACTTATAGGAAGAAAATTGAGTGATGGGTGGAAGGAGAAGATAAGTAAAAGTTCCCTTGGTAAATCCACATATTGGGGAGATAAAATATCTAAATCTAAAAAAGGTTATACTTATTCTAAAGAAAGAAATAAAAAAATAGGATTATCTAATAAAGGAAAATTAGGACCTATTAGATCTGTAGTACAATATAGTTTAGATGATGTTATTATTAAAATTCATGTTTCTATGAAAGAAGCAGCTCGATATATTAATATTAATCATATTAGTGGAATACAAGCATGTTGTTGTGGTTTACAAAAAACTGCTCATAAATATAAATGGAGTTATGAAGAAAAAACTAACAGAAATAGAAAAAAAAATTAAGAATACTGTATTACCTGTTATAGATTACTCTTACCAAAAATCTGTATCATATAGTCAATTTTCTATACATCAACAATGCCCTCATAGATGGAGTTTAGAATATATATATGGTCATAAAATTTATAAACCTAACATAAATCTGATATTCGGAACAGCATTTCATGAAACACTACAGCAGTATCTTACAGTAATGTATAATGAAAGTGGAGCAGCTGCTGATAGATTAGGTTTAGAAGATATGTTTGCTGAGCGTTTTATAGAAACATATAAAAAAGAATATGAAGTCGCTAAAACACATTTTAGTAATGCTTCAGAGATGAGAGAATTCTTTGATGATGGTATAACTATACTAAACTGGATTCAAAAACGTAGAAACAAATTATTTACTATTCGTAGAATGAAACTATTAGGTATTGAGTTACCTTTAGTACTTAAATTAGCAAATAATATATATTATAAAGCATATATTGATTTTGCATTATATGATGAAGATTTAAAAAAAGTATACATTTATGACATCAAAACCTCAACGCGTGGTTGGAGCGAAAGAGAAAAGAAGGACGATAATAAACTCGCTCAAATCCTCCTATATAAAGAATATTTCGCAAAACAATATGGATATGACGTTGAATCAATCGAAGTTGAATACTTTATTGTTAAACGAAAAATATATGAAAGCGCTGAATTCCCAATTCCCAGGGTTCAATCCTTTAAACCAGCTAGTGGAAAAACCAAACGAGGAAAAGCAGTAGAAAGCTTTGAAAGTTTCATCAAAGATTGCTTTGATGAATTTGGAAAGCCTAAAATAAAATCGTATCTTAAAAATGTAGGAGAAGATAGTTGCAAATGGTGTCCCTTTAAAAATGATTCAAGTCTTTGTGATAAGAACGCGGTTACTATATAATTGTATATATTTATGGTAGGATATATTATTACCTATATATAAATATATATGATAAAACGCAATACAAATATTAAATACTGTGGAATTTATAAAATAACAAACCCTAATGGTAAAGAATACGTTGGTAAATCTAAAGATATTGAGTATAGATTTATGCAGTATGCTATATTGGATAAAAGAGTAATTGGAATTAAGTTATACAATTCGCTTTGTAAATATAGTTGGGATTATCATATATTCGAGATAATAGAAGAATGTAGTGAAGATCAACTAAATGAACGTGAAATACACTGGATTAAACAATGTAATTCCGTTAAAGATGGATTAAATATAAAACATGGTGGTGAAGGAGGAAATTGGTCGGATGAATCTAAATTAAAAGCTTCTATAAATAGAAAGGGTAAACCTTCCCCTATGAAAGGAAAATCTCGTTCATATAAAGGAAGGATATCTCCTAATAAGGGAAAAAAGAGAACAAATGAAAGTAAAATATTAATAAGTACCAAATTAAAAGGAAAATCTCAAAATGGAAAACATGTAGTTAATTGTATTACTAACCAAAAATGGATAAGTGCTTCTGAAGCAGGTAGGTATTATAATGTATCTTCTGTAACTATTCATAATTGGGTTAAAAACAATAAAAATAATTTAAAATACAATTAACTATGAGCAAACAAATGACATTAACAAGTGTAAAACTACCCGAAGGATTATGGGACGAATTTCGTATAAGTTGTGTAAAACATAAGTTTTCACTTCAAAAATTAACAGAACGTAGTATGTATTTGTATTTAACAGATGAAACTTTTAGAATAACACTTCATAATACATTACACACACAATTAACAGGAAGTATTTAGTAAACAATAATTTATGATAAAAGAAGGTTACATAGAACAATCTAAACGCAAAAAGATTTTATTAATGTGTGATGATATCAGAATGACATCTGGTATATCAACAATGGCACGAGAAATTGTAGTAGGTACAGCTCATCACTACAATTGGGTAAACGTAGGTGGAGCTATCAACCACCCAGATCAGGGTAAACGATTAGATATAAATGAAGACACAAACAAGTATGCTGGTATAACAGATGCTAGTGTTATCTTATATCCTATGAATGGTTATGGCGATCCGAGTTTTCTTAAACAAATGTTAGCGATGGAAAAACCAGATGCTATAATGATCTTTACCGATCCTAGATATTGGGTTTGGTTATTTCAGATGGAACATGAAATTAGAAAACATATTCCTATCATTTATTTAAACATTTGGGATGATTTGCCTTATCCAATGTATAATAAACCGTTTTACGAATCATGTGATGCTTTACTTGCAATTAGTAAACAAACAGAAAACATAAATCGTGTAGTACTAGGACCAGAATTGGCAGCAGAAAAAGTTATTAAATATGTTCCTCATGGAATAAATGATAATATCTTCTTCCCTATTACTTCTGATCAACCTGAATATTTAGCGTTGCAAGATTTTAAGAAAAAACTATATGAAAATAAATCGTACGATTTTACTGTATTATATAATGCGCGTAATATCCGTCGTAAATCAGTTTCTGATTTACTTTTAGCTTGGAAAATATTCATAGACGAATTACCAGAAGAAAAAGCAGTAAAATGTGCTTTAGTATTACATACTCAACCAATAGACGAAAATGGTACTGACTTATATGCGGTAAAGGATATGTTATTTGGATATGATACAAAATATAAAATTATATTCGATCAAAATAAATATCCATCAAACGTAATGAATTTACTTTATAACGCTACTGATGTAACAGCATTAGTTAGTAGTAATGAAGGGTGGGGATTATCATTAACTGAAGCAATGATGTGTGGTAAACCAATTATCGCTACTGTAACAGGTGGTATGCAAGATCAAATGCGTTTTGAAGATGAAAATGGTGAGTGGATTAAGTTTACTGAAGAATTCGGTTCTAATCACTTTGGTAAATATAAAAAATGTGGTGATTGGGCGTTTCCAATATTTCCATCAAACCATAGCTTAGTAGGTTCAATACCAACACCTTATATATTCGATGATAGAGCAGAACCAGCAGATATAGCTAATAGTATTAAATTTAGTTATGGAATAAAGATGAAAAAAGATGGTGAATGGGAAATTATAGGAGAAAGAGCACGTCAGTGGGTTACTTCAGACGAAGCAATGATGACTGCAGCTAATATGTGTAAAAACGTTATTGAAGGAATTGATGAAACGTTTATCAAATGGCAGCCTCGTCACCTATTCGAATTAATTCAAATTGAAACACCTAAACAACCAAAACATTACGTAAAAACCGTTATCGCAAAATAAAATGAAACAATTATTAGTTATAAGTTGCCCTATCGATACTATGAGTGGCTATGGAGCACGTTCAAGAGATATTGTAAAAGCGCTTTTAAAAGCAGATAAATACGATATAAAAATAGTACCACAAAGGTGGGGAAATACACCTTTTGGGTTTTTAAACGCTGAAAAAGCAGATGATAAAGCTATTTTAGACTGTATATTAGCAGTACCTCAATTACCAAAACAACCAGATATTTGGATACAAGTAACTGTACCTAATGAATTCCAAGCAGTTGGAAGATACAATATTGGGATAACAGCAGGTATTGAAACTACACTATGTGACGCATCATGGATTGAAGGTGTAAATAGAATGAATTTAACCTTAACATCATCAGAACACGCTAAACGTGTATTTGAAAGTAGTACATTCGAACAACGTGATCAACAAACACAACAAGTAGTAAGACAAATTAAATTAGAAAAACCTGTTGAAGTATTATTTGAAGGACTTTCTTTAGATATTTATGATAAAATAGAATGGATAGACTAAAAACATGTGGAATATATAAAATTATTTCTCCTTCAGGTAAAATTTATATTGGTCAAAGTGTTAATATAAAGGATAGATTTAGAAAATATAGAACTTTAAATTGTAAACAACAAATTAAATTATATAATTCATTAGTTAAATATGGATTTGATAACCATAAATGTGAAATTATTGAAGAATGTAATGAAAATCAATTATTAGAACGTGAAACATACTGGAAAGAATATTATAAGGTTTTAAAAATACCTAGTTTATGTTGTAGAATAGATGGAAAAGGAGGTAATGATAGTGAAGAAACTAGGCAAAATAAGCTTAAGAAAAGTAATAAATTTAAAAAAGATATTTTAGAACTCTATAATACTAAATCTATTCTAGAAATATCTAAAATTTTAAATTTAGATTATGGAACTATTAAATCATTATTGATAAGAGAAAAAAAATATGAAAAAAATAAAAATCATAAGCAATCTGAGTCTCAAAAAATACAAATGAAGACCATAATGATTAATAAATTAGGAACCTCTATTAATCAGAAAGATAAAAATAATAACATAATAGCAGAATATCTTAGCCAAGCAGAAGCATTTAGACAAACAGGAATAAGACAAGGGGATATTAGTGCTTGTTGTTTAGGTAAACAAAAAACAGCAGGTGGCTTTATTTGGGAATTTAAAAATAAAAATATATGAAATATATAAAAAAATCAGAAAGTGAAATTTATAAAATAGTAGACACAATCAATGAAGATTTCAATTATCTATTTGTAGGTCATTGGTTACAAGGTGAAATGGGTCAAGATAGAAAAGATGTAGGTATGTTAGTTAGAACGTTCCTTGAAACATTTAAAGGTAAAGGTAAAAAACCTGGATTAATATTAAAAATATCTGGTGGTACCTATTCTATTATGGATAGAGACGAAATGCAAGATAGACTACAAAGAATACGTGTTGATATAGGAGATAATGGTGATTTACCAAATGTTTACTTATTACACGGTGAATTAACTGATGATGAAATGAATGAACTATATAATCATTCAAGAGTAAAAGCACATATATCATTTACTAAAGGTGAAGGATATGGTAGACCATTATTAGAAGCGTCTATCAGCCAAAAACCAGTAATAGCTCCTAACTATAGTGGACATTTAGATTTCTTAAAACCTGAACTAAATACATTAATACCAGGACAAATCACTCAAATACACCCATCAGCTGTAGTACAGAATATGATACTACCTGAATCAGGATGGTTTACAGTTGATTATAGTAAGGCATCAGATATATTAAAAGATGTCTTTAAAAATTATAAAAACTATGTTGATAAGGCAAAAAAGCAGTCTTATATTTCACGTAATGAATTTAGTTTAGAGAAAATGGGTGAAAAACTAGTATCAATATTAGACACTAAAGTTCCTAAACAGGTAGTATTAAAATTACCTACATTAAAGAAAATTGAATTACCTAAACTTAAAAAAGTAGAAGATGCAAAATAATACAGGAGCTGTAATATACATCTATCAAAATAATACATTAAATTATGAAAGAATCACTTATAGTATGTCCACGTTGTCAAGGTAATGCTTGTAGCGAAGTATCAAATGAAAAATTAACAGTATGGAATTGTTTCGGCTGTGGTTATACTAGTAATTCTACTATGATAGAGGCTAATATACCAACAACAGAAGAAGTATTACCTGAACTATATAAAGCGATTAAATTTGTTGATGATAAAGGATATCATTGGTATCCAAATACCGTTATATTAGATAATAAAGCAATGGTATTTGCTGAAGGTAAAACTAAAGACGATTGGAAATGGTCAGGTGTTAAGGCTAAAAAAGGTAAAGCAGATATGAAAACTAAAAAGGAATTCGAACAACTAGATTTTATGGATGCTTTAGAATACATTGGTTACTTTAAACAAAAATAATATGCCATCAATTAGTTATGCCATCACTGCTGTTAATGAACATCAAGAACTAGAACGTCTACTAGATCAATTAAACGAACATATTAGACCCGAAGATGAAATAGTAGTCCAATTAGATAATACTGCTACCGAAGAAGTAAAAGAGGTAGCGGTTAAATACAACGTAGGCAGTAAATACGAATACCATAGAATATACTTTGGATTGAATGGAGACTTTGCTACATTTAAAAACAATCTAAAGAATCATTGTACAAGGGATTATATCTTTTTCATAGATGCTGATGAGTATTTAGGAGAAGATTTACTAGGGAATCTTCCTGAGATATTAGACCTTAATCCTAACCACGATGTATTCTTGATACCAAGAATCAATACAGTAGAAGGCATAACACACGAGCATATTAAGAAATGGGGATGGAATCTAAACGATAATGACTGGATTAACTACCCAGACTACCAAACCAGGTTATGTAAGAATAGAAAAGATATTCAATGGTACGGTAGGGTGCATGAGAGATTACAATCTACTGAACTATTATTAGAAGAAGCATTACCTACATATCATGGATTAGATTTAATTCATCCTAAAACAATTGAACGTCAAGAAAAACAAAATAATTTTGATAATACAATATGATAACACATAAAAGTATAGGATATAATGGTCGATTAGGTAATCAAATGTTCC